AAACGTCTGGTTGTAGGACTTATTTCCACCAGAGGCTACCGCAAGTTCCCATGCGTAATCATGAGAGAATTTACTTCCTTCGAAGAAATAAAGACCACCGTAAGACCCGAAGTCGAGGGTGTTAATATCTGCCGTCTGTGCCGTGCTGATTTGTGTATCGAGCATAGAAATGTACCCGACCCAGAAACCTTTTTTAAGACCACTCACTTTTGTGAGGGCCGCGCACGTATTCGATATGTTCGCGCTAACTCTGCAAGGCATATTTTTTAGCCCTCCTTTTTAGTACATGATCGTCTGAAGATCGCAGTGCAGGTAATTGTAACCCAGCTTAAAGTCTGCCTCGTAATAGAACTTACGATCTTTTCTTTCATACCATCCTTCCAGCCTGTTCAGATCCGAACCGTTTTCAACACCGAGGATATGGTTTTCCTTGATGGTCAAAAGGATCAGGTGACGGGTAGTGGCAAACAATGGGTTGTCAGATTCCGCAAGGAACGTATCCCACAGACCTACAGGACGAACCGGGATGCCTTTATAAGTCAGGTATGTGATTCCCTTCTGAAGGTTAGCGAATGCCTGTTCAGTCACTGCACCGTTACCGATCAAACTGTTATAGTAATTATCCCAGATTGAGCGTGTTACCCAGAAGGTAGCGTTTCCGGAATCAATCTGTTCTTTGAGCAGGATATTGCTTTGAGCGTAAGCCTGTTCTAAGTAAGTTAGCGCATTACCGCTTGAAAGATCAGCCGTTCCGAGTGAAGATCCTGCGCGTCTTACGCAGTAGTTTGACGCTCCTGATGAGTCGATCAAACGATCCCACAGGCCATCTATCTGGTTGTAATCATCGTCAGATGAGTTACCGGCAGCAAACGATGCGCGTCTGAAAATGTCTCTCTTGATAGCTTCTGACAAGAGTTTGTCAATAACCCTATTGATAGGAGTTCCGGAAGGATCAAAAGAGTCAATGCCTGTTTTGAGCCATTCCTGAGCCAGGTTGTTGTACGATCCTGTCAGGTATCCTGTAAAGTCATCTTTACACCATGACTCCGATACGTTGAACTCTTTGGTTCTTACCGTGGTGTTGGTGATGAGCTGGCGGTTACCGTTGAATGTTCTGTCGCAACCTGTGTAAGGCTTTACAACTTTGTTTAGCTGTGTAACCAGGTTGTATTGCTTGTGACTCTTGATGTCCTGGTCGATCGTGAAAATATCGGCAAGGGCTGGCGCACTCTGCGATGGCTTATAATAGATCTCCTGTGTCAGGAGGCCGTTATAAGTATAGTTGAAGCTTGTTTCAAGGATCGACACGGCCTGTGGTCCGAGTCTCTTTACTGTCGCATCAACAGTTTTTTCAAAGTGTCCGGCAGGATAGTAATCCTTCAGCCATGAGAAATGTTGATTGAGGAACAATGCTGTTCTTTCCTGCCATTCTCCGTTTGCGGCTCCCATTGCCACGGGTGTTAAAATTGGTTTCATGCCTTTTGATGGCGGGTTGTCGTCCCCTACCGTTTTAGATTGTTCTTCTTCAAGTTCTTTTTTGATCTGTCCAAGTGCCTGGGCAGTCTTTAATTTTTCAGCTTCTGCGGCAGCTTTAGCCTGTTCAGCAGCTTCTTTCTGTGCTTTGATCTGCTGAAGTTCAGCCTCCATTGCAGCAAGTCTCTGCTCTGCGGTTTGAACCGGGGCAGGTGCTGGCATAGGAGCCGGAGCGGGTGCAGGTGCTGGCGTTGGTTGTGCTTTTGCGGCTTCGTTAACCGATACAACCATACCGTTTTCACAGACAATAGAACGGCCATCTTCAAGCATATAAGTACCTGATGCGGGCTGTCCATTAAGGGTAGCGGGTTTGCCAGCAAATTCTCCGTCCTCACTTTGGATTGAGAGTACACCTTTATCTGTTTTTACGTCCATCGCTGTTGGACCTTCACCGAGTGCCTCAGCAACGAGTTTCAAAGTTTTCTGAATAAAATTTTTCTTTTCCATTTTCTTAACTGGTTTGCCGAGTGCAACGGCTTTTAAATAACTGTTTGGAATAACCTCATCCACGAATCCCAGATCTTTGGCCCCTTGCGCGTTTAGGGTTGTGGTTGCCGCCATCATTTCCTTCACTTTGTCCAAAGGAAGTTTTGTCTTAGAGGCATAGGCTTGCGCCATGTCTTCCTCTATTGTAATCAGTTCGTTGGCTCCTTGTATCATTTGGGTCGCTGTGCCCTCCACTCCGCTGTGCGGGTTGTGGATCATGAAAACGGAAGGGTTACAAATGCTGATCTTTTCGCCTGCAAGGGCGATGTAGGTGGCCATACTCTGGGCCTCACCTTCAATGATGGAATGGATCGGTTTGCGTGAATTCTTTAAAGCGTGGTAGATCTTATATCCGGCATAGACACTGCCTCCTGGAGAGGCGATATGAAGTGTCAGGTTTTTAGCGTTAACGTTTTGCGCTAACTGACTTTTGACGTATTCATAGGTCGAATCGTCTATAACTTCATCTATCCAAATATGGCCTTCGCTCATGGATGCAATTTCCAATGAATCGAAAAGACCTTTGTAACCTGAAATGTTACCGAGGCGAGTACTTGCGTTTCAGCCTGTAGACGTGCATCCTGCTCAGGTCATTGTCGTAGGCTACGTTCTTTATTTTCTCACCGTTCTGAATTTCTTTAAGTACTTTGTAATCTCTCAAAGCCTGCACCGGACATATACCGTCCTGTACAAACTGTTTGATTTGATCCTCTGTGTACTTGGTTATGTTCATAGTTTGATTAGTTCAAATTCGCATGGCGTTGCACTGTCCTTATAAGACCTCTGCCGATTGAGGTAAAAAAGGCTCGTTATGTTTTCCATTTGAAGATAAACAGGGGTTAATGGAGTTAAAGATTTATACACGCTCTTAGGCAAATAAAAATTAGCTTTGATCTTTGTGGGGTCATTTAATACCTCTGATACATTCCGGAAGTAGCTGTCGACTAACGTACTTTGATATGACAGCGCATTATCCACTTCTCCGAATGAAAGACCTTGTGTGTAGGCATTGATATTTTTACCTGTGTTGAGCAGGTTGAAATACGCATACGCATACGTGTTATAGCTGTTAGCCTCTCCGAGTTCTATGGATGAAAGCCCGCTGAAATCTGATACCGATTTATCTGGTAGATTGATCAATAGGTACACTCCGTCATTAGTGCTGTACCGGAAATTTATTTTACTTACCTCTGCTGTGGCGGTACCCATGAACGACATCCCGCGAAGTGCTAAGTATCCGGTGTTGATTACGTCCACAAACCAATCACCATTATATGCTGGCTGTGAGCTGTTTTTTATCCTGACAATATCTCCCGATTCGAATAAATCATTGTCAATATTGAAATGCGCTACACCTGCGCTATCAGTTACCGAGGTTATGTTCGCGTTATCCACTTCTTCAAGCTCTAATAATTTCACCCTTTCCATCGATGCCTGGAAAGCGTTGTTCAGATAGCTTACGGGAGTAGTGAAGCCGCTTTCAATTATCGTTTGTTCTGCCTGCACAAAGTCATTATCCACTTCGATAACACCGTTACCATATTTTACAAACTGGTTTACACCATAGGCTCTTAGATCCTCGTCATCATTGGAGGTATATTTCAAATAGTTATTCTTACCAAAGTTTGCTATGAACTCCACAAAATCATTCCTTACACTACTCGGGTCTATGTATTGTGATAGGTCAACTGGCGTTTTTGTTTTGATCTTGTCGAACAAGTTGAACGTAACTGTTTGTGTCTCGGCGTTCCAGTCGGGTACTATATTCAGTGCATTGATAACGCTGAGGATGAAATCTTTTTGAGTCCATGCCGGTACAAGTTGACTTCCGTAAACCTTAAATACAAATAACGGTGTAACCTTAAAAGTACTTCCGCTCTGAACTCCGGTATTCGTACCGATTGCATCAGTAGATTTAACATCTATTTTTAAAGTGTCTCCTGCTGAAAGTCTCAGTGTAGTACTAAATGCATATGTGGTTGGAGGGTTGGCTCCAGGTCCGTAAGTGTTTACGTATTCTCTGAATGTTGAGCCAGTTTTATTGATCCTGTAGGTCTGCGTATTAAGCTGAGTATTCATCGAGATATTCAGATTAACCTCGACCTTTACGATCATATCAAAGTTAGCCGAGAATTCGCTGGTGATTGTACTGTATGGTGATGATGTTCCAGCGTAATACGGGAAGTTAGAAATATCCGTGAAAGCGATTGTAGCATAGGCGGCCGCATTGACTACGGTCTGGTTTGATGTTTTGCCCGCATTGATTTTATTAGCCTCCAGTACTTCATCGTTACGGGTGTTCTTTAAAATGATTGCATTATTGTAAACCCAGTCGCTTAATAATTCCCCGGTGAACTTAATACCGTTGCGGAACATGATTTTTTCAAAGATGGTCTTTACATACAGTGCCCCTGTGAAATCCTGTTCCTTTAAATTAGGAGTTGATCGTGATGCAAGTCCACCTATATCTACGAGAGGGAAAGTTATACCTGAAGTAGCTGAGAATCCAGCCACTATATTTGATTCCGTTAAGTCGGTATCGTACTCATCCCAATCGAGGTCCGTTATACTCCCACTGAGCAATGAAACCCAATTATAGTTACCACTAAAGAACGATGCGGTTATCTCGTTATCATCGTATTCTTCGACTCTGAGTTTGCCGCGGTAAAGTGTGTCACCGTCATCGTCAATAATGTCGGCAATAATGTTTTTGTAAATGATCTTACCATTTAACGGAACTGTGGGTATTCCTAACTTAGAAAAGTTACCGCTTGTGTTCGGGAATGTGAACGAATAGGAAAAGTCCCCTGATGTGGTATCCAGTGATTCGAATAGTTTTGACTGACGATCAACGTCTATGTCAGTACCTTCATACAATTCCAGGTAATCGGTATCGTTTACTTTTATGATCATTTAAATGGTGCTCCTTTTGAAATAGCTTCCTTCAGTTGTAATTTTCTCATACCGTTTGCAATCTCTCTTACCTCCGCGATGACTGGCGGCATGTTTTTGAATACATTACTCAACAGTAATGCGTTGTTTGTCTCTGATGTGAGTGAGTTTGTTACCAGACCTCCGTCAGCATATCCCCTTAATCTCATACGCTCAAGTGCTGCGAGGTGAGGCTGTGCCGCTGCTGAGTGAACGATGTGTTTAGGAGTTACGTATTCGTCAGCGTGAACAATACCTACTGGTTTATACTTGTCACCGGGTCCGGTCCATCCTCCTTCTGCAAAGCCTGCTATACTTTTTGCTTGCGCTATATTGCTTAGAATTGTAGCTATTACCGTAGCCATAGCAACTAGGTTTCCTGGGAACGGAACGTCCTGAGCGGCTGCAATGCCACCTGTTACAGCTCTGGCGGTGTCTGCTGCGATGGCGGTTAATGCAAATGCTTTCTGAGCTTCAGACCCTTCATCTGCAAGATTAGCCAAACCGTTAGCTACCAATTGCGCTGATTGTAGTTTAGCCTGATCAACTGTTTTTTGTAGCCTGAATTCTTCACCAGCTTGTTTTGTATCTCTATCTGCTTTCTGTTTCGCTATTTCAGCTAAGGCATTATCGAGATATTTTGCACTGTTGAGTTTGGCTTGATCGGTTGCGTTAAGGTTTGATTGTGCAATACCAGCCTCAAATTGTTGAGCTGATTGAGGTGTCGTAAAAGTATTGTCTGAGAAAAGGCCAGTTTTATTTGACTCCCTGATTAAATCGCGCTCTGCCTTTAGTCTTTTTTCTTCTGCATCGAGGATATTATCTAATGCTCTTTGCTGGCCCTGGATTCTTTTTTCTGTGTCAGCATTAAGTTTATTTATCTCTCTCTGCTTCTGTAATATCGCTGTTTGAGTTGCCTCGTTGTTCTCGTCAATCTTTAAATTATCCTGTAAGATTTTGAGTTCTTTTTGCAAAACATCGGTAAGCTCTGACCTGTTTGTTTTAAGGTTCTCTATGATCTCATTCGATAGCCTAACCTTGTCAACTATTTTGGTTTCAGCCTCTGCAATTTGTGTTAACTTCTCCTGATTGTCTGCAAGCCTGTCACTGATTTTCGAACGTATTTCTATTTCATCCCTGCCTAGATCTTCAAGTTTCTCAATATTGAATGCGGCAAGCCTGGATAAAGCCCCTGTTGTTGGATCAAGGTAAGCAAGTGCTCCTGCAGTAAGCCTGGAAAACAATCCTTCACCATCTTCGGCCGAACTGATCAGGCCCGCAAAACGATTAGTCGTAATGGTGATCGCGGTGGATAATTGGTTCTGGGCGAACTCCAAATCCTTAGCTCCAATAGTGGACCTTGCATAAGCAGCACCTAATGCACCTACTATTGTAACCGCCGCTGTTGCAGGGTTGGCAAATGATGCCAGTTTACTTGTGAGGCTCCCTACATTTACACCGGCTACGTTTATATTACCGGCTACCTCCTGAAACTTTTTAGCTGTTTCTCCTAAATCCTTACTGATTTTTTTATTGGAGTCAATCAGTTTATCGAGCTGGGTTTTTACTCCTGTAACTGATTTTTGTACTTGATTGTAGGTATTCTGCTGCTTTTTTAGAATGGCCTCAAGGCGTACAGATTCGGCAGAAAATTCATCTATAGTGATCGATCCTTTTTTGTAGGCATCGTTCAGCTCCTTTTGTTCCTGCTTGATTTGGATGATAGATTTCTTGGTACGCTCTAATTCTGTTATCGCGTCCGCCTGATCTATCTTAAACTCTAGTATAATTTCTTCCTTGTCTGCCGCCATTTTTTATACTGTCTGACTAGCCACATCATCAGTATAAGTTGCTGTAAATTGAATTGTATATTGTTCTGTCTGTCCTTCGGTATAAACCTTGAAACTTTCCTTATCAATGATTATCGTTCTGCGGTCATAGATCGAATTAACAACCTGAACCAATGGAGACGACTTTATAAATTTAATACTTTCTAATTGATTAAGCGTTAAGTTCTGACTCCTGATCAATAATTGATTTCGTGAATCCCTTCTTGTCTGATACTCTACTGTATCCGAAAATTCCCCATAGCTGTTAGGCCATGAAGGAAACAGGTTTTTCTTCGCTGTCTCTGAGTTGGTGACATCAAGTAAGTGATCAGCGTAGCCCATGAAGTACCATGAATCAAATCCTCCCAGGTTGTTAATCCACATAAGATTGAATCCGGTTGCCTTGCTCTGGAGGCATGTACAATCTATGTCGAACGTTTTTGTTTCAGTCACCACGTCTGCAGACTGATCTACAAATAAACTTGAACTGATTGCATTTACTACCACCGTAGCCGTTCCGCTAGTGATAAACTCAGCGAGTACTATTGAAAGTCTTGTGGCCGTTGCGGTACAGACTATTTTACTGGTATGGGTGTACGTTCCGTTGGCAGTGATAATCAGAGGATTTGTGTCGTTACCTGCTGCTCCGCCTCCTGAAGTTCTTAGCGTAAAGTTAACTCCAACACCTGTACCAAAGACAGCGGTTCCGGTTACAGTTACGGTGTACGATATAATGACAAGATCACCAACTTCTGCCGTGCCTGATGCGGGTAAGGATACGTGTGACTCGACCGCTGTCGTAGCGTTAGTCACAGTCTTAGTAAAAGTAGTTCCAGTTTTAGAATCCCATGAACTTATATCATCGATAAAACTTGAAGGAACAGAGCCGGCAGTACTTGTGGTTCCGGTGTATACTGTAAGATCCAGCCTATCGTAAGTGCAATTTGCGGTAAGTGGAAGTCTGTACACTCCTGCGTAAAAGTTTTCTACTGCATCGCCCCATACAGTTGATTGAAGAACGTTATTCAAATACCACTCTTTTTTCTGGATCATCCCCTTGATGTTGTCAAATATCATGGATATATCGAAATATTGCCCTGAAAAAATAGTAGGGCGCACCCATGATGTGAGGAATTTCTGGGATGAACTTGATCGTACATAGTCGGTCATCATCCCACTATATATGTTTTTGAATGGTAGTTTGCTGTTTACAGCGTAACCCTGGAATGTACTGTAGTCACTCGTATAACTTACAGTAGATCTGCCTAGCGTAGTACCGTCAGAGTCATCGTATTCTTCGCCATACTTTATGAAGAATCTTGTGAAGGCATCTAAATTATTTGGCAGTGTTCCAAGCAAAAGATTGTTAGCAACCTGCACATTTTTTTTGATGTACTCGCTAATTGAAAATGAGCACACATTTGATGTGTCGGGAATCAGGTCTATAGTAGCCAGCAAGGCATAAGGCTCTTGTGTGTAGTACTCATGTTCAACATTAAGGCCGCCCCATACTTGTACTTTAGTAACGTAGTTGTTGTAATAGTACTGGACGGATGCTCCGGTTAATGCTGTGTCGTTGGCTGTCGAGTAAGGGATGTTAAGCGTGAAAGTTGTGTCGTTAGTATATGAAATGATCTGCCAGACACCATTAAGTGTGGAATCAGTAGATCCAGACACTTTTACGAATTCATATTTGGCTGCTGACCCCGTGGCTTTAATATCCCCACTGGTACTAATGGCACAATATCCGTTTGAGTTTGTTACACTCGACATAGTGCGTGTTGTGTCATCTGTGTTAACAGGCCATTTCGTGTTCGAAATTTTGTACACAATTGGTGTATGGATGCTGTTCCAGTTGTGCTTTCTCCTGTCCACATAAATATCTGCTGAAACTACTTTTCCAAGCCATGATATTTTAGCTCCCAGGTCATCAAGAATAAACACAGCATTAACGGTATACACCTCTATGGCATGGAATCCATTATAGTTTTCCACTGATGATTTAACATATATTACATCGCCATTTGTCAGCCCGTGACCGTTAAGCGTTATGTATGCGTTAGCAGGGGTTCCATTTACTGTACTAGCAATGGAGTCAATATTAGTGTATCCATAAGGACGTTTTTTAATCGTTAGAGCCATTTGTATTTTTTGCTTTTGATATAATATCTGTTATGACCATTTTCCTGAAATCCTGAGTGATGGCCCTTTTTAATTCTTCAACGAATCTCGTTAAAGTTGGGGTATAAACAATACGCCCGCCTTTTTTAAATGTTTCGTCACCTTCTTTATTAATCCTGTAGGCTAAAAACTTCGCTAATTGCTTCTTTTTCTTATCCGGAAGACCTGCCCCTATTCCACGGGCGTTCATGTACTCAAGGATGTTCAGGTCGAATTGCTGATAGGTTGAACTTTTGCGCGGTCCTCGTCCTGTCTCCAGTGTTGAAAAATAAGCGCGTCCAAGTATCCGGAATGTTAAGTTTCCGTTGGCATCCTGTTCTATCTCAAATCTTATTGAATCTGCTGTTTTTCCCGAAGCGGAAACGGTTTCTACCGCAGTCCTTAGAGCTAGTACCCCCTGAAGTCCGAATATTTTAAGGGTCGCTATCTCTTTGGTTACGTCCACAGGTTCTAACAAAGTTGAGTTTGATCAGGTATTGTAAGGGTGAACGAAAGGATTATCCCCGTGATGCAATCAGCATGCTTCTTTATGAAAGGGGTTCGTACGATGCTATCGATCGATGCAGTTTCGGTGCCGTCAATGATCTGTGAGTACTGGCGGATTAACTTCTGGGCTATATAATCGCATTCATCGATGATCTGTTC